ATGTCATATTCAGCCACTTAAGTATGTCTTAACTCCAGAAGGTGAAGTCATCACTATCATCGTCACAAAGTTAATGCACATTTCTGGACAGGAAGAAATCAGTGAGTATCCAGTTCCAAAAGTTACCAAGAATGTAACCAACGAACATCAGGAGGTAGGTAAAGCTATCACTTATGCTAGAAGATATTCTCTCTTGGCAATGTATGGATTAGCTGGAGAGGATGACGATGCTCAATCTCTTACCAAAGCACCACCAGCGAAGAAAGGTGTAACTGAAACACCAACTAAACCTAAACAGAAAGCTAAACCTGTTTCTACTTTGCAAGCTTTACCAGAGCCTATTTCTAAGCAAGCTAAAGAAAACATCTTTAATAAGCTTCAACAGTTAAAACTTAATCACTCTGATGAAGTATTTCAAAAAGTACTGAATGATTTCAAGCAAGAGTTTGGAATCAGAAAGGAAGAAAAAGTTACTGGTTACATTACAACTGCTGCACATGGTGAATTTTTAAGTCATGCTATTGCAAAGATAGATGAAACCTTATGACCACAGAAGAAGCAGAAATCTCTGGACTAGCAATCATGCAACAACTTGAACAGAGAA